CAACAGGAAACAACTGGCAAATCTCTTGATAACAAGCTCAAAGACCAAACTTTAAAGCCTAAAATTACTAAAGTCCTTAATGAAGCTAAACTGGCTATCGAGTCTTTGGAAGGACAAAAATTAACAAATGAACTTAGAAAACTGGAAATCGAACTTAAACGCTTAGGAACAGAAAATTCTGGCGTAATTATGCGTATGCTATCTAGACAAATAAACTCTGGAGAACCTATCGACTTATCTAAAATTATTAACGCTTTTAAAATGAAATTCTAATGTCAATATTCACTAAAACACCGCAAGTTAAAACACCTAAGAACACCTTTGATTTATCTCATGACCGTAAATTTGCTATGCAAATGGGTTCACTTGTTCCCGTTCTCTGTATGGAGGTTTTACCATCTGACCAAATACGCATAAATACAAGTCAACTTATGCGATTCGCCCCTATGATTGCTCCCGTCATGCATCAGATTAATACTTATACACATTATTTTTTCGTACCCAATCGCATTGTATGGGATGGATGGGATAATTTTATCTCTGATCCAGAAACTACACGTGTCTTCCCTACCCTCGCATATACTGCTAATAAGGACGATTTAATTTCGGAACTACCATTACTCGATTATCTAGGTTTACCCGGAACATCCGCGGATGGTGGCCCTACGCCCAGTACGCAAATCGTTTCTGCTATCCCTATGGCTGCTTATCAGATGATTTATAATGAATACTATCGAGACCAAAATCTTATAGATGAAGTTGATTTTCAACTTAATGATGCTACTAATTCTGCTAATGCTGACCTCTTTTTACTTCGCACTCGTGCTTGGCAACACGACTACTTTACTAGCGCTCTGCCTTGGACACAACGAGGTCCTGAGGCTACTATTCCCGTAGGTGCTATCGAGTTTGAAGCCACGGGAACAAATGACGTATTGCGTAACCCAACTACTGGCGCGCCGTTTGCTGTTGCAAATACTATTGATACCGATGCTTCGGGTAATGTTCGCTCTGGTGGTGTTCTTGCCTCTCTGGATAACAGTGCCAACCTAGCTATTAGTAATACCAATAGCACCATTATAGATTTACGTAGAGCCTTTAAATTACAGGAATGGTTAGAAACCTCTGCTAGAGGAGGCGCTAGATATACGGAAACAATTCAAGCGCATTTCGGTATTACTCCCCAAGATTCTAGACTACAAAGACCCGAGTTTCTCGGCGGTACTAGATCTGCGGTTTCTATTTCTGAAGTATTACAAACTTCTTCCAATGCAAGTGAACCTACTCCTCAAGGAAATATGGCAGGACATGGTATATCGGCCGCGGGTGGTAATTCCATAACTTATCGTGCGCAGGAACATGGTTACATAATCGCTTTACAAAGTGTGTTACCTAAAACGGCGTATTCTCAAGGTATACCTAAGCACTTTTTAAAATTCGATAAATACGACTATTTCTGGACACAATTTCAGCATATTGGTGAGCAACCTATACAGAACAAAGAATTATTTGTTGCCGATGACGGCAGCAATGACGAAACTTTCGGATATACTCCCCGTTATGCTGAATATAAATTTATTAATTCGTCAATTCACGGTGCTTTCCGTACCTCACTGAATTATTGGCATATGGCTCGGGAATTCGCCAATCGACCTTCACTTAATGCGACTTTCGTTAGTGCAAATCCTACGAAACGGATATTTGCAGTCGAAGACCCTGCGGTCGAAGACCTATATGTACACCTTCATCACAGAATATCAGCCAAACGACCGATGGCATATTTCGGTCAACCTAAAATGTAAAACTATGAGACGAAAATCTTACACAAGAGGGCGGCCTGCCCGAAGACGAACACCCGCTAGAAGGCAAAAATCGCGTAATAGACGCGCAAACTCCTACCGTATGGCACGCGGTGGTATCCGTATGTAAATGTGTTTAGCACCTAACACAATTTATCGGACGTACAGGAACAGGGGCGAGCGGTGGTCGAACGCCGCTCAAACTGTCCCTTGCGGAAAATGCCCTAAATGTTTAAAAAAACGTGCCAAAGAATGGGCTTTCCGCATTAATCAGGAAATGAAGCAATCAAAATCTGCTTTCTTTCTGACCCTTACGTATTCCGATGAAAATTTACCTATTTCCTTTAACGGATATCCTACCCTGAATAAGAAACATCCACAAGCTTGGATAAAGGCTTTAAAAAAACGCACTGGATATGGAAAACTTAAATACTATTTATGTGGCGAGTACGGTTCTATCTCTGCCCGTCCTCATTATCATGCAATTTTACTTAATAGCAATCCGAAGGAACTTAACGGCCTACTCGAGAAAACTTGGCCTCATGGTCATTACCGCATTGACCCTTGCAACATGGCAACTATCCATTATGTTACTGGATATATTAACAAACCACGTATAATTCAACAATCTGAACTTGATGACAGAACCAAAGAATTTTCCAGTATGTCAAAACTACTTGGAGCTAACTATCTTACTGATAGCATTATCAAATACCACAAGGAAGGGAAAATTGGATTCCTTACAGAAAAAGGAGGCGCTATACTTAGCCTTCCTAGATACTACAAAAACAAACTATTTAGTAAATTAGAACGGCAAGAAATAGCTGCCGAGATGCAACAAATTGCAAGCTATAAATTTGATAAATTATTTAATGACGCCACACATGAGCTCAATTACAAAAAAGAACAGTACAAAAAACAAGACCGAAAATACAAACGAGAACGTGCCAAAATTTAGACGTCAATTCGCTGTACATTATTCTTCTGGGGAAATTAATCACGAACCTTCTAGGACAGTCCCTGATCAGCATCTTTCTATTGCACAGTTATTGATAAACCATTCGCGCGGACTTGGTTCTGACGTCAAAAACTATCAAGGCGAATTTTTCGAGGACGAAATTATCTCGCCTATTAACGACCTTACCGACCTAGCGGAACGCAGGGAACAACTTAAATCACGCCAAAGGGATTTAGAGCAACAAATCGCCGAAATGCAAAAATCGGGCGAAATTCAAGAAACTCAAGAGGTAGCCTCTACCGCACCTTTAGACCCCTCCCCTACCCTAACTACCAAACATGAGCCAAATGGCTCTTAAAACTTATACCAGATACTAATACTGCTATGTCTATGGTACAAAAAACTCTAAGCCAGCTTTTCGCTGGCTTTTCCTATTGCGAAGCATCCCAAATCTTACCAGCGACATTCAGTCGCAAATAAAAACACGTTTATACCTACTTGATATATAAACGCTAATCTGCCCCTCCCTCATTATCAGGCACTTAGCCTGTTAAAAAATCAGCCAAAAACTGGCGAGCAAAAACAAGCGCTATAAACGAAGCGTAGCGTAGTACTGGCGCGCCTCTGGCGAGACACATATAAGGCTGATAGTGAGCACGTTGGAACAACGGCGAACGAAGGAGGGCAAAAAAACATTTTTTTTTTAAAAAAAAATAACTATAATTACAAAATTATTAACAAATAAAAACAAACAACATGTCAAAACAAGTGCCACAGGAAAACATTCCTTCTCAGAAGGAAGAAAACATTAAACTAGGTAATCACATCCAATTTGCTCTGGATATTGAGCAAAATTTCAAGCTCTACTCTTGGCGTATAATCGACAAGGACACCTACATCGCTAGGAACGAAGATTTAATCCGTTTTCATAAATCTCAAACTAAATAAATGGGACCATTAATAGGCGCCGCTCTAATCGGTGGCGCTTCCAACATCGTAGGAAACATCGGAGCGGGCGCACGCCAAAAAGCTGCCGATAAACGCAACGTTAAGTTCTGGAAAATGCAGAACGAATATAACAAACCATCTGCTCAGATGGAACGACTAAAAGCCGCAGGGCTTAACCCAAATATGATTTATGGCACTTCGCCAACGGCAGCTCTAGGAAATGCTGATGGCATTGCACCCTCAAAACCTGCCGACTTTCAAAATCCTATCGAGGATATTTCTCGATACCAAAACTTCGCAAAACAAAACGTACAAACCGATAATCTACGTGTCCAGAAGGAACTTCTTATGGACAAAATAACGTTACAGAACGTAGAAATAGGTATTCGTGGTATGGAAGCTGGTCTAACTGGACTTGAACTTGATAAGGCCAAAGAGCTTTATACAACAAATGTGCAATTTCGTCAGGAAATGCTTAAAGGGTTACAACAGGAAACAACTGGCAAATCTCTTGATAACAAGCTCAAAGACCAAACTTTAAAGCCTAAAATTACTAAAGTCCTTAATGAAGCTAAACTGGCTATC